AACTGTCATACCAAGAATCGGTAAGACAAAAAGAAGAACGGGGGAAGAGTATGAAGGAAGATAAAACGTGTGCTGGTCACACGGAAGAAAAGGCACGTTCGGGGGAATGCTGTAAACAAAAAGCCAATCCTCTTGATGAGTTTTGGCATAAACTAGGAGACAAATATAAAAAATATGTCAGAAGCTATAGACCCAATAAACGTAATATACAAGACTCAAAGATTACTTGATGAGTTGATAGAAAACAACGCTAATGTTCTTGTAGCAGGCGGTGTTGACAACATGGAGAAATATAACTATATTCTCGGTAAGATTCATTCGTTGGATCAAATTAAACAGGAACTCTCTAACCTGCTAAACCCTAAGGAGCCAGAAAACGATGACGAAACAAACATCACACGCTTTAGAAGATAAGTACAACGCTGAAAAAATTACAAAACAAACAGCGGAACAACAAGCAAAAGAAGAACCTTCCAAAACAAATTTAAATAAATTACCTAACCCTACAGGTTGGCGTATTTTAGTTATGCCGTTTCAAGTTAAAGAAGAAACAGCAGGTGGAATTATTATAGCACAAGAAACATTAGACAGAGCAAGAGCCGCGGTCCAAGTTGGATACGTATTGAAGATGGGTCCGCTTTGTTATGAGGATAAAGAGAAGTATCCTACAGGAGCTTGGTGCGCGGAAAAAGATTGGGTGGTTTTTGCACGTTATGCAGGATCGCGCATGGAGATTGATGGTGGTGAGATAAGAATGTTAAACGATGATGAGATTTTAGGAACGATTGACGATCCTATGGATCTTATTCACGCAATGTAATCATAGGAGGATTAACTATGCAAGACGAAGAAAAGATAATAGACGTTGGCGAAGCTGACGAACAAGAAACAGAAATTGATTTAGAAGCAGCACCGGTTGAAGAAGCACCAGCCGAAGAAGTAGTTGTTGAAGAAACAAAAGAAGCACCTGTTGAAGAGAAGCCAAAAGACGAACTTGGTGACTATTCTGATGGTGTGCAAAAAAGAATAGCTAAATTAACTCGTAAAATGCGTGAAGCTGAACGACAAAAAGAAGAGGCAATTAATTTTGCAAGAACACAAAAAGAAGAAACTGAAAAACTAAAAAACAAATACAAAAGTTTAGATTCTTCTTACACTCAAGAGTTTGAGAAAAGAGTTACAACTAACATCGATGCTGTAAAGAGTAAATTAGCAAACGCTATTAATGCAGGGGATATTGAAGCACAAGTTGCTGCGCAAACAGAACTTGCACAATTAACCATGGATTCAACCAGACTTGCTAAAATAAAAGAATTACAAGAGTTACCAGTGGCGGAAACAGCTCCGACACAAGCTCCGACACAAGCTGCACCAACGCCTGTAGACCCTAGAGCAGATGCTTGGGCAAGCAGAAACGCTTGGTTTGGTAGTGATAATGCAATGACTTACACTGCATTTGATATACACAAAAAGCTTGTAGAAGACGAAGGTTTTGACCCTCAATCAGATGAATATTATTCTGAAGTAGACAAAAGAATAAGACTTGAATTCCCACACAAATTTGATAAAGTGGAGGAATCTACAACATCTGCACCAGTGCAGAATGTAGCAAGTGCCCGACGTCCGGCCGCAAAAGGACGCAGAAAAACTGTGAAACTCACACCTTCACAGGTAGCAATTTCTAAAAGATTAGGTGTGCCACTCGAAGAGTATGCGAAACAATTAGCCGCGAAGGAGGTATAAGCATATGACTAATAAAACTACAGATAAGAAAACTGTTAAAACTTCCCGCGTGAGCCAAACTAGGGTTAAAGAAGAAAAACCTAAAGTATGGGCTCCTCCATCTTCTCTAGATGCACCGCCTGCGCCCGACGGATTCAGGCACAGATGGATAAGAGCCGAAAGTATGGGCTTTGATGATACAAAGAACATAACCGGTAAAATTAGATCAGGTTGGGAATTGGTGAGAGCCGATGAATATCCAGATCATGATTATCCAACTGTGAATGACGGAAAATACGCAGGAGTGATTGGAGTTGGTGGCCTTGTGCTGGCAAGGATATCCGAAGAGCTCGCAAAGTCGCGTGAAGAATACCACCGTAAATTAACGGAGGATCGAAACGAAGCTTTAGAAACCGATGTCTTAAAGGAACAGCATCCAAGTATGCCGATCAATCAAGATCGACAGACTCGTGTAACTTTCGGTGGCTCGAAAAAGAACTAATCTTTTTTAAAACCATTGATTTAAACTAACAACAACCCTTTAAGGAGGAAACAAATATGGCAAATATAGATGCCCCTTTTGGTTTTAGACCTTCAGGTAAAGTTGGTGGAAACCCAGACAACGGTGCTTTATCACAATATCATATTGATGATGGTAACAGCACAGCAATGTTCCAGGGTGACTTGGTAGAATTTGCAAGTGGCTATATTATTAAAGCTGCTGTAGCAGACGCCGGTCTAATGGTCTTTGCAGGTCATACTTTCACTGATCAAACCACAGGCAAACCAACGTTTAAAAACTTCTATGCCGGCAACGATTTAGATGTCGACTCAGAATGTTTTGTTTATGACGATCCGTACCAAGTGTACGAAGCTCAAGGCGACACCGCAGCAACACAAGCTATGGTAGGTACTTACATGGACCACGATACAACTCACTCAGGAAGTACTTCAACAGGTATTTCTGGAGAAGAGATTGACGTGTCTGATACAGGTACTACTTTAACTGGTGTGAAAATGCTAGGTCTCGCTAAAACCCCAGGCAACGCGTTCGGCGTTCACAATGTACTAAGATGTTTCATTGCTGAACCAGCGCATGTCGTATAATAGCAGGAGGATTTAAACTATGGCTATATCAAGACAACAACTAGCGAAAGAGCTAGAGCCAGGTCTGAATGCATTATTCGGACTTGAGTACAACTCATACGAAAACCAACACGCAGAGATCTTCGACACAGAGAGTTCTGACAGAGCTTTTGAAGAAGAAGTAATGCTTGGTGGTTTCGGTGAAGCAGCAGTTAAGGCAGAAGGTTCTGCAGTAGCTTTTGACAGCGCAAACGAGTCGTTCACAGCACGTTACACTCACGAGACAATTGCTCTCGCTTTTTCTATTACTGAAGAAGCTGTTGAGGATAACTTGTATGACAGCGTCGCAAAGCGTTACACAAAAGCACTAGCAAGATCTATGGCTCAAACGAAACAAATTAAAGCAGCGAACATTTTAAATAATGCTTTCTCTGTTACTACTGTTTCTGGAGACAAACAGTTCTTAATTGATAACGATCACCCAACTATTGGTGGTGGAAACCAGACGAACAGACCAACTACATTGGCTGACTTATCTGAAACTTCTTTAGAGCAAGCAATGATTGACATTGCTGCATTTAAAGATGAAAGAGGATTAAAGATCGCAGCTAGAGGAATGAAATTAATTGTTCCTTCTGCAAATCAGTTTAACGCTGAGAGAATCTTAAAGTCTAACCAAAGAGTCGGTACTTCTGATAACGATGCAAATGCAATGAAGAATATGGGAATGCTTCCACAAGGATACGTGGTAAACAACTTCCTAACTGATTCTGATGCGTTTTTCATCAAAACAGATGTTCCTAATGGACTAAAACACTTCCAAAGAGCAGCATTAAAAACTGCTATGGAAGGTGATTTTGACACAGGAAACATGAGATACAAAGCAAGAGAAAGATACAGCTTCGGCGCATCTGACTGGCGTGGTATTTATGGTTCTGATGGATCTGCTTAAGATTCACTAAATCGATAAGTAATTAAGGGGCCTTCGGGCCCCTTTTTATTTGCACATTTACATTTAAAAGAGTATACTCGACTCACTGCATATTAACTAGTTGGTATAGACGCGTGCAGTCGACAAATCTCAAGACTATGCTGACGGAAAACGGAGACAATATATGGCTAACTCAACATTTAGCGGTCCTATTAGAGCAGAAGGTGGTTTTGAACAAATCACTAAAAACTCATCTACGGGCGCAATAACAACTAACTTAGATATCGATTCAAGCGGTAACATTTCAGGTACTGGTACATCAATAACAGGTTTTGTTGTTCCAATAGTAACTATCGTAACAGGATATACTTCTGGTACAGTAC